TCTAATTTTAATATAGAATACAATGTATTTTCTCACAAGTCAATATTTACATTCTTTGCAATGTTATTTTTTGGACAGGTTAAAGAAAATAAATACTCTGTTCATAGAAAATACCTTTATGAATATAAAATATTCAAAGATAATCTAGAATATTTCAATGATTTTAGGATTGAAAATGACCATTATATCCTAGAAGGAGAAAAATATAAAGGATTTCTTGAAAGAATAAATATAAGACCTGAAAAATTCTATGAAATGGATTATTCTAAAATATTTTTATCTTTATCTTTTAAGATGAGACAGAAATTTTTAGTTTTATTCCAAACTCTAAATGATGAAGGATTTTTATTTAGAAAAAATGTTGAGGATTTATTTAAATTAGGTTGTATTTTCTCTAATAGGAGTTATACTACCAGTTTAGATAATAACTATAAAATTAAATACCATGCTGTAAGAGAAAATTGTAAAATCAATTATGGTATGAGAATTTATGGCTTACACACTGCTGATGTATTTTGTGCAAACAATGAAAATCAAACTTTCTTTGCAAAACAAGGAAATAATATTTTCTTAACAGGAAATTCTGGAGTTTATGGAGCTGGACCAGCTACAATAGCAAAAAATACAGGAATGAGCCTTAAAGAAGCTAGAGATTTACATAAAATCTACTGGGAAAGGAATAAAGCAGTAAAATTAGTTTCTGAAAGTTTAAGAGTAAAAATCATTTTTAAAAATGGTAATATTGAAAACTTTAAGATAGCTGATTTAATGAATATTCCTAGAGAATACCAAAGAGATTTTAACAATGATGTAGAATCTATGTGGTTATTTAATCCTGTATCTAAACTTTATCTACCATTTAGAAAAATAAAAGATGCATTTAGTACTTGTAATCAAAGTACAGGCGTATTTTTATTTGATAATTGGATTAGAGAAATAAGAAAAAGAGGTGTTAAAATTTCACTTCAATATCATGATGAGATTTTGTTTTATCTAAATCCTGAAGATAAAGATAAGATTTCCAAAATACTTCTAGAATCTATGGAGGTCATAAATAAAAATATCAAATTAAATGTACCTTTAGGATGTTCAATAGATTATGGTAAAGATTATGCAGAAGTTCATTAAATAAAATTTAAAAATTTGAAAGAATTAATATTAACAATAGTAAATATTTTTGCTTTTATTACTGCTATGCAAGTTGTATTGTATATTGTAGCAATATTAGCAAGAATATTTTCTAGTAATAAAAAGAAAAAATAATGGAAACAATAGTAAAATTAGCAGTTTATGGAGGTTTAATTTACTCACTAGCTATAATAATGAAATCTTCAATAAAAGAGTTAAAAGTTCAAGCAAAAAGGAATAAGATATTTTAACATTTTAAAACTTAAATAAAATGAAAATTGTAGGTGAATTTCTCTTCTGGATTGTTATCTTTGCAATATTAATTGTACTAGCAACAGTAGCAGAAATTTTATTAAAAACAGTAGGTTGGTTAATCCTTCCTATATATGTTTTTTATTTGTATTTAAAACAAAATAAACATGGCTGAAGATAAAAATAAGACAGCAATTCAAAATAAATTATTAGAAACAATTCCTAGTAATCCTCATGGATTATTACTAATTTCTCCTAGATTTGGAAAAACTTCTTTGACAATAAAAATTATTAAAAGGGATAATCCTAAAAAAATATTATGGGTTACACCTAATACAAAGCTTAGAGATGAGGATATTCCTAGTGAATTTAGACTTTGGAATGCTGAAGAGTTTTTGGAAAAAACAGACATAATTTGCTATAGTTCTATGGCTAAATTGGAGGGAGAATATGATTTGGTAGTTCTTGATGAATACCAAAATGTAACTTCTGATAATTGTAGACCATTTTTTAATGGGAAAATAAAATATAAAAATATTTTAGGACTTAGTGGAACACATCCTAAACACGAGGAAAAAATACTAATTTTTGAGAAATTAAATCTTATAGTTAAAGCTAGATATGGAATAAATGAAGCTGTAGATGATAATGTAATTGCTCCATATCAGATTACTTGTATAGGAGTTCCATTAAATATGATTGATAAAAATGTGAAAGCTGGAAATGATAAGGTAACTTTTTATCAAACTGAGGAAAATGCCTATAATTATCATTGTAGAGCTATAGAGGAGAAAAAAATGTCTATGGGACAAGTTCCTATGTATATGTTTTTAAATAGAATGAAATTCATTCATAATGTAAAATCTAAGATTGATGCAGCCAAAAAGTATGTAGATGGCTTAAAAGGTAGAAAATTAGTTTTTTCTAGTTCTATTGAGAATAGTGAGAAGATTTCTAAAAATACTTACAATTCTAAAACAAATGATGAAAATTTAAATAAATTTATAAATGGAGAACTAGATATTCTATCTTGTGTAAATGCAGGAGGAACAGGTTTTACTTTTAAAAATGTAGACCACATTGTTATTGTACAGGTAGATTCTAATCAAAAAGGAAATACTGTACAAAAGATTGCTAGAGGACTAGTATATCAAGGAAAGGATTATACTTCTCAAATTCATATTTTTTATTGTAAAGATACAGTAGATAAATATTGGGTTGAGAAATCTTTAGAGGAGTTTGATAAAAGCAAAATAAAATGGCTGGAATTATAGATAAAATCCCTAATTTAAATTCTCAAATTAGGGATATTTTAGTAGAAAACAATATAAATTTAGAAGATGGTATAAGTTATTTGATTTGTATAAATTATGGATTAAAACCATCTTTTGTCCCTGTAGATTTAGAAAGGAAAATATTAGCAGTAGGTATTTTAAATAAAGATTTATCTAGCAATACTATTTGTTGGAAAGTTCCTTTATTTGGAGAACAGACTACTAATTTTGAGTGGGTTTCAGAATGGATGGATTTATTTAAAAAAGTAAATCCTGGCAGAAAAGGTACAAAAACTGATGTTCTAAGAAGAATGAAAAAATTCTTTGCTAATTTTCCTGATATTAGAAAAGATGAAGTTTTTTCTGCCACTTATAGATATATTCAGTCTGTAAATGACCCACAATACATCAAAAAATCTCATAAATTTATTTTTGAGCAAGATGGTTCATCAATGCTAAAAGATTATGTAGATGAGATTAGAAGGCTTGAAGATGGTAATAAATCTGAACTAATTTAAAATGGATAAATTTGGAGAAATATACCAGGAAATCTTACGCAATAAGGATAATCATGATGCTGGTTATTATAATTGTATTCCTTTTACTGGGATGGATAGGTTAGAACATTTTATTCCAGGAATTGAAAAAGGAACATATTATCTTATAACTGCTAATTCAGGAATTGGTAAGAGTAAATTAGCTAGATATTTATTTTTACACCAACCTTTTGAATTTGTAAAAAATAATCCTGACAGTAATATCAAAGTAGATATTTTATATTTTACACTTGAAGAAAGTAAAAAGAAAATTATTCTTTCTGAAGTATCTAAATATCTATACACTAATCATGATATTATTGCTTCAGTAAAAGATTTACAATCAATAGGTAGATATAATACTTTATCTAGAGATATTATTGAAAAAGTAGGAGAGGCAGAAAATTATGTAAATGATTTTTTAAAGTCTATACACTTAATTGATAATATCAGAAATCCTACTGGAATTTATAAATATGTTAGAGATTTTGCTTTAGAAATTGGAACATATTATGATAAACAGGGTAGACCTTTTACACCTGATATGCTTATGGATGTAAAATTAGGTAAAGGAGACACTTTTAAAAAAGTAGACCATTACAAAACACACCATCCTAATCATTATGTAATTGTAATTGTAGACCATATTTCTCTTTTAGATTCAGAAAAATATAATGATAAATTTTTGAGTACTATGGAGACTATGGAGCTTTATTCTAAAAAATACTGCCTCCATATGAGAGATAAATTTGGTTTTATTCCTGTAAATGTACAACAACAGGCTGCAGACCAAGAAAAAGTACAATATGATTACAGAGGTGTATCTGTAGATAAGAAATTAGAACCTAGTTTAGCAGGTTTAGGAGATTCAAAGAAAATAGCTAGAGATGTAAATATTGCATTTGGATTATTTTCTCCTGATAGATATTCCATTGAAAAATGTTATGGATATGAGATTAACAAACTAAAAGATAATTTTAGATTACTCACTATTCTAAAAGATAGAGATGGACCATCTAATAATAAAGTACCTCTATTTTTTAATGGAGCAGTGGAATTTTTTAAAGAATTGCCTAAACCTGATGATGCAGTAGGCATGACTAAGGTTTATAAATATCTACAAGAAATAAAAAATAAAAAATAAGTAATATGTCAAATTCAATTATGGTCTTGGGTAACTCAGGACAAGGGAAAAGTACTTCTTATCTGCCTAATGCAGAAATTGGTATTGAGGGATTAGACCCTAAAGAGACATTCCTAATTAATGTTAGGAATAAGCCTCTACCAGCTAGAGGGTGGAGTAATATGTATAAATTACACCATCCTAAAGAAAATCCTGATGGTAATATGATTTGTACTGCAAATTATGAAACTATCAAAGCTTATTTGCAAAATATTCCTAAAAAAATGCCTCATATTAAAAATATTTTAATTGATGATGCAAATTATTTAATGTCAGGAGAATTTATGCAGAAAAGTAATGAAGCAGGATTTCAAAAATACACTGTAATGGCTAAGAATTTCTATGAAATAATAGATTTAGGTACAGCTCTACCTGATAATATTAATTTTATAGTAATAGCACATACAGAGGTTGTAGATGGAACTTATGGTATTAAAACTATTGGAAAACTTTTAAGTGAAAAAATTAAGCTTGAAGGTTTAGTTACTTTTACTTTATTTACTACAATAAAAGTAGGTTATGAGGGAGGAACTGAATATGGTTTTATTACTAATAGCACTAGAGATGAAAATGGTGTTGTAATACCAGCTAAAACTCCTGCTGGTTGTTTTAATGAACTAGTCATTAAAAATGATTTAGGTTATGTAGTAAAAGAAATAGAAAAATATAACAAAGGAGAATAATATTAACTTTTAAATTTTTTAAATCATGCGAGAAATTGTAAAAATTGTTCCTAGTGAACTAAGACAGAAAGTAGAATCAGGATGGAAATTAGACCAATTAGCACAGCATTATGGACTTGCTAAAGCACAAATGAAAAATGCATTAAAACAATTAGGACTAAAAATTAGACCTCTTAGAAGCCCTGCATTTACATTTGTAGAAGAAGAAGTACATGATGCTCCAGCTCAGCACATTACACCTGAAGAAGTTGCAGAACCTCAAGTAAATCATGAAGAAAATGCAGGTTCTTTTGAATTACCTTCAATAGAAAATGCTACAAGTTCTGAAACAGAATCTTGGTAATTTCTTATATTTGCAATACAATAATTTTTAATTAAAAATCATATAAAATGTACGGATTAGTAAAATCAAGTGAAGAGTTTAAAGGCTCAGGGGTTTGGCAATTTGGTCTTAACCAAAATGTAAACATGGTTAAATTTGAATTTAACCCAAATGGTGGTAAAGATGGTGCAGAAGCTAACTGTCTAGATGTAGTTTTCAAAAAAGGAGAGGGTGAAACTAGACTTAGAATCTATGAACCTGATGTACTTTACAAAGATAATGTTCAGTTAGATAAAAACTCTGAAGATTACAAAGCTGAATTAGAAAAACAAACTAAAATTATTAGTGCTGTTATCTGTGATATTGTACTTTGTTTTGTATCTCCTGAACAATTAGAAAAAGCTTTAGCATCAGGTGTATCTGATTTTAAATCTTTTGTTCAGAAAATGGAAACTGGAATTAAGAAAAATCCTGATTGGGATAAGAAAAATCTAGACCTATTTATGCAATATTCTTACAATATTAGACAAGGTCAAAATACTACTTTCCTAGAAGTTCCAAACTACAGAAATGCTTATCATGGATTATTTTTAGTTCCTACTATTCATACAGGTTGGAAAGAAGTTAGAACTGAAACTTCTTTAACTTATGTAGATGATAAAGGAGAACAACATCCATTCAAAAGAGGAAGTTGGTTCTTAGGTTCTAACTTTGCTAATAGACAAACTTTAGAAGGAGGTAAAAAAGAATCTGAAGTAGATTTTGGAGATGATTCAGATTCAGATTCTAGTGATACAGATAGTGGATGGTAGTTTAAAAAATGTATACTTATAAGAGATTAAAAGCAGATTTAACAATTTCAGATATTCTTTCTAGAGTGTCTGAAATTGATGTTTTTAGTTTTTTTATGAATGAACCAATAGAACTTGATGTCAAGATTTATAAAGCACCTTATAGGGAAGACCATAATGGTACTTGCTATTTTACAGAATTTGGTGAAGATGATGAAATAAGATTTATAGATTTTGCTCTTGGAATGGGTTATCATAGTGTAGATTGCATAGAATTTGCAAAATTATGCCTTCAAATAGACTTTTATAGCACTTTAGAATATTTGTGGGAAGAATTAAAACTTTATGAAAAAAAACCTAAATTTCAAGTAAAAAATATAAAAACTTATCATATAAACCAAAATACAGCTGACTTTAAACACAGAGAAATAAAATTTGCTAGAAGAAAATTTGATAATAGGGATAAAAAATTTTGGACTCAATATGGAATCTCTAAATTCCAGCTTATTGAGGATAAAGTTGTTCCTATTTCTGCTTATCAAGTTTATTCTAAGAAATTAAATAAGTATGTAGTTATAACATGTAATGACATAACTTATGCTTATACTGATTTTAAAGATGGTAAAGTTAAAATATATAGACCATACAATAAAGAATTCAAATGGACTGCTAATTGTAATATGAATGATATAGGTTGTTATGAAAGTTTAACACAAACTGGTGAAAAGCTAGTAATAACAAAATCATATAAGGATTGTAGAGTTCTTAGAAATATTGGTTTAAACTCTATATGGCTGCAAAATGAAGTTGCTATTCCTAGTAGAAATATATTTGAAGATTTATGTAAAAGATTTAAAAAAATCTTTGTAATCTTTGATAATGATTCTACTGGATTAGCATTTTCAAAAAAAATTGTAGATACAATAAATTCTATTAAAGCTGGAGTAGCTATAAACTCATCTCTACCTGTATATTATTCACTAGAAGGAATTAAAGATAGTTCTGACTTAGTGAAAAATAAAGGTTTAGAGGAACTGACAAAATTTCTTAAATTAAATCAAATATTATAATTAACCTTTTTAAATTTTTTAAAAAATGAGAACAATCACATTCGCTTCTACAGTAGGAAGCATTGAACCAGTACAAACTTCAGCTGTTTATTTCAAAGACATCTTTGATATTCTAGATTCTAAAGGTATTAACAGAAACAACATGAGATTATTTATTGCAGGGTCTAACCTTGAATTATCTCATGCTGATGCTAAATTACCTGAAGGAGATTTTAAATTAATGATGTTTGCTAAACAATCAAAAGCAGGTTCTACATCTGCTTTAGATGCAATTTCTGTATTAGAAAATAGAGTAGAAAATATTAAAGATATTATTTCTAACTTAAATGAGGAAATTGAAAGTTTAGATTATAGACTGTATGAATTAAAAAGAATTGTAAGAGAAAATACTGAGAACACTTCTTATGATTCTAGAAGAGAAGATTCTTCTGTACAAGAAGCTAGAAGCTATGAAAGAGACTTTTTGAATGGTCTTGATTAGTATATAGATTTTTAATTTAACATTAAGTGGGAGGTTCTTTTGAGAATCTCTCACTTTTATTTATTTTAATAAATATGGAACTAGAAGAAATTTTAAAAAACAATCTAAATAACAATAAGGAATTTATTCTAGAAGAACTTAAAGAGGGTAGAATCACTTTTGATGCAGGTTATTTAAGTAATTATGAAAAACTTTTCAATAGTCTTTTTGAATTTTTAAAATTTCTTAGTGAATGGTATCCTGGAAGAGTAAATTTAAATTTAATGAAGGGTTATGAAAATGACCCACATATTATAAGTTCTATAAGTGTATACATAGGAGATTTCACTATTGTAAATAATTTAGAACAAAGTCACCCTATTAAAGATTTATATGTCAGAATAAATATTCATAAATATAGAAATGAATATCTTTATATTGGTAGTTTAGATTTAATGAGAACTACTTTAACTAGTAAAGAGTTAGTTTGTGGTTATGTGCATAGTCATGTAGGTAATAGAAGAGATATTTTATCTGACATAAATAAAGGTAAGGATGTAAGTCTTACTTACAATAGTATATGTTTAGGAAATAATCCCATAAGAAACTATTTAAATAATAAAAGATTAGATGAATTTACTAGAAATGATTTTGAAGGTTTTATGATGCATTTAATGTCTATATTGACTTATGAATCAATAGAGACAAATCCTTATTTGTATTTTGTGGATGTTTATAATTCTACATTATTAGGAGCAAATTTTAGAGTGTTATCTTATGGGAGTTTAAAAGATTGTATTAAAAACATAATAAATAATCTACCTAATTATACTGATAGTTTAGAATTTGATGTAGATAGGACAGGTATAATTTTAAAAAAATCACAGAAATTAGAAGATTTACTACTAAAAATGGTAAAAGATATTTATTGTAATAGTAGTAGATATGAAGATTTTGTATGTTATAAAACTAATTCAGGTTATTGTAAAGTATTTGATAAATCTTTAATAAAAATATCAGAAGATGCTGGAGAACCTGAAATTAAAACATATGAAACTAGTAGTAATTTATATTTTAGAGGTGAAAAATTAAAATTAAAGGTTATTCAAGAGCCTGATACAGTTACTAAAGAAGTTTATGACAATTTAGTAGAAATTATACATCCTGAAATTT